TTACACTGCCCCCAGCATCCTTGAGGCAGTGGCTGTCAGTAAACAAAGGCAGATTCCCAGCGCTGTTGGGATGACCACAGCCAGCACCGTCCATCTTACACTGCGTGTTTCCCGCGCGATGGTTAGGCAGGTGGTGGAGCATGGCCAGTGGAACAGAGAAAACAGCATGGTACACAGTGCTGTGGTCCAAGTCCAGCCGTTTACCACCAACAGTTCCCGAAGAGCCTCAAGGCTTCCCGTATCTTGTAAGGTTCCAGTGGACAGATAGGACATGAGAATGATGGGGATCACAATCTCATTGGCAGGGAAGCCTAATATAAAGGCCATCAAAATAGTGCCGTCCATGCCCAACAACCGGCCGAAGGGGTCCAGAAAACCAGTGCACCAGCCCAAGATGCTGGTTCCTCCTACAGTAATGTTGGCACATAGCCAGATCACCAAACCAGCGGGCGCGGCAACGGCGACCGCCCGCCCCAATACGAACAGCGTACGGTCCAGCACCGAACGTACCAGAATCTGCCCCACTCTGGGGCGGCGGTAGGGCGGCAGCTCCAGGGCGTAGGCCGACGGAATCCCCTTCAGCAACGTATTGGATAAGAGATGAGATATGCCGAAGGTCATAACCACGCCCAGCAGGATGGCCCCGGTGAGCAGCAGTGAGGATGCCATTCCCTGCCACAACCCTCCCGCCGTACCCACAAAAAACATGGTGATCAGAGCAATCAGGGTTGGAAATCGCCCATTGCATGGAACAAAACTGTTGGTAAGGATGGCTATCAGCCGTTCCCGGGGAGAATCGATGATGCGGCATCCCACTACACCGGCGGCGTTGCATCCGAAACCCATACATATAGTATATATAATAATGCAAATAAAAACAGCCCTTCGGAAGTCCAAAGGGCTGTTTGAGTTTATCATTCTTTAGATGACATATTGTCCCCCGCCTGATCTACTTTGGACTCCAATGCCGCGATCATTTTGGTGAGCCAAGCTGGAATAGGCGCCCCCAGGGCGCCGGCGTTCTCGATAATGCTGCCGGCCTCGGTGAGGATGTACCAGATCACCACCAGGGGGCAGAGCAGTACCGTATAGGCGAAGGGCAGCTCCACCCCCGGCACATGGGCCAGCAGATGGCCGATGACCGTATCCAGGATGGCCGCCACGATGACGGCCACCACGCTGCCCAGCTTGTGCCAGATCCCGTCCCGGGCGGTCTTGCTGGACCACTTCCCCGCCCGCAGGGCGGCGGCGGAGCCGGTGGCGTAGTCGATGATCATGCACACGATCCAGGCCACCACCAGCCAGCCGAACCACCCCCACAGGGCGGTAAGGGCGGCGCAGACGGCGGCCACCGCCGCTTTAAAGGAATTGATGTGCTCCATGTCAGGCTCCTTTCTCCGGCAGCAGTCCAAGCCGGTCCAGCACCACGGCGGCCTCCTGCTGGGTGAGCTGGTCCCTGGGCCGGGTGCCGTCGAAGATCCCGGCGGCTACGGCCTTGCTCCACGCCTCCTTGGCCCAGCCGTCCGGCTCATTGGGCTGCCCGCTCTCCTGGTCCGGCTCCTTGACCTCCTCCGGCAGCAGTCCAAGCCGGTCCAGCACCACGGCAGCCTCCTGACGGGTCAGTCCGTCACGGGGCCGGGTGCCGTCGAAGATGCCGGCGGCGGTTGCCTTGCTCCACGCCTCCTTGGCCCAGCCGTCCGGCTCATTGGGCTGTCCGCTCTCCCCCTCCGGCTCCTTGACCTCCAGCCCCAGATAGTCGCAGATCCCGGCGCAGGTGGCCCGGGCCAGCTTGTCCCGGTAGGCGGCGTCCTTCAGCAGGGCCAGGTCCTGGTCGTTGGTGTGGAACCCGTACTCCAGCAGCACTGCCGGGGCGGTGGTGGAGGCCAGCACCGTGTACATCTCGTGGGCCAGCCCGCTCCCCCACAGCACCACACCGGCGGCGTGGATGCGGCCCATGACGGCAGCTGCCAGACGGTTCCGGGCCGCCGTCTCCGGGGGCGCCGAGGTGAAGGCCACAAACCCCCGGGCAGAACTCCCGGCGGCGTTGGAGTGAAGGGAGACGAACAGGTCCGCCCCCGCCCGGTTGCTCACCGAGGCCCGGGCGCTGAGGCCGGGATAATCGCTCTCCTTTTCCCGGGTGCTTACCACCGTAATTCCCTGGGCCTCCAGCAGGGGCCGCAGGCGGGTGTACAGATCCCAGGTAAACTCGCATTCCCTGTAGCTTCCGTCCGGGGAACCGTTGGCGCACCCCGGTCCGTGGCCCGGGTCCAGGCATACAACAGGCTTGCTCACAGGCTTGTCCTCCTTCTGCGGCGGGCTCTCCGCCGTCTTTTTTGTCCATACGCAGATCCAGTTGTGGACCTTCCGGGCAGATTGGATTTGCGTCCCGGCAAAATCACACTGGGACGAGCCGCCGCCGTCCAGCATCACAGCCGAGTCACAGCCCAGCGCCAGCAGCTCCCGCGTCAGACCATCGGGGTCTTTCGCGTCCCGTGTGCCGTCTTTGGCGCAATACAGCACCAGGGCATCCCGGGTCATGCCGATGGCAGACCGGCCACGCACGCCATCCTGCGCAGGGGCATAGGCCTTTTCCGGGTACGGCGCACCATCTTTGATGATGGGTGATACCGCCAGATAATTGGCGTTGCCTTTCCAGTCCAGGGTCATGTGGATATCCGTACCCGTCCATCCGTAGCCGTGGACATTGCCCCAAGGGGTTTTGGACAGCAGCCTGCCGTCCGCTTTCAGCCCTACGCAGGGAGAACCGTCCGGGTTCCACATACCGCCGTTGAGGATGTAGTCTGCGCCGGTTTCGGCCTTGACTTCAGCCAGAGATTTGCGGCAGTTGGTGATGATGATTTCAATCCGCTGGACCCGGCTCAGCTGGATGGATGCGATTCTTTTCACAGCATTCCCTCCACTTCCTCCCGCCACAGCGCGGGGACCTGCTCAAGCGTCCACAGGCCGCGGCGGATGAGGTCAGCGTACAAATTAGCCATTGCTCATACCTCCCATCGCAGTCATCATCGCCACGCCGAGCTCAGCAACCGCCAGCTCTAGCGCGGTCAGACGATCCGGTTCAGTTGTAGGCGCAGGCTGCTCCTGCTGGAGGCGGTTAAACTCCTCGACCTCGGCTGGGGTCATGTCGCGGATGATACCGTTATCCAAAATTTTCAATATGCTATACCTCCTCTACCCAAACCATGCACCTTGTTCCGGCAGGGAACGGATTGTCTGCCGCATACGCACCGAACGAAAAAGAGATTAAACTCTCCGGCGTTCCTTCATGATCATGTGAATAAAATCTCGCTTTTGATACAGACATCAGAGTTGCGATATTGCCAGTTCCGTTGTATATAGATGGGCTATCATAAGCACCAGGCGTCCCGTTATTCGCACTAAATTGCAACATACCGGAGTCTATTGAAATGATCGTGCTGACCTTCATCTCTAATGTTCTTGGAACAGAGCAAAAGGGCATATGAGTAAACCTATGAGGATCATCTTTATACCCGTATATGATTTTAATATAGGTAGAATTTTTACTGACCGCTGGGGTGCTTATAAGAGCATAAATCTTTTTGCTGGGGGGAAAGTCAGCCCGAATCTCCATAACTTCTTCTTCGGTTGTTGTATCTAAAACGAGCGTTAATCCCTTCCGTGGAACAAGTTCATACCCGTCCCCCGCCTCGTTTACCACCGGCGTCATTCCTGCATTCTCTGGATTTGGTGCAGGAATGATAGAGGCTGTATCCATCGCCTGCTGGGCCGACTTCTCCGCGTTTTCGGCAGCAGTCTCAGCCGCTGTTTGGGCCTGTCCGGCCTGCTGAGCGGCGGATTTGGCTTGTCCCACAGCATCCTGCATGCTCTCAGCATCCTCACCCACCTGCTGGGCCAGTTCCTCCATCTGAGCCTTCGCATCTGCCGCCTGCCTGGCACTCTCTCCCGACTGGTCAGCGGCGGTCTCCGCATTCTTAGCAGCGGTTTCCACAGCTTCTACAGCCTCCAACGCCTTTTCGGCCGCCTCCTGAGCCGCTTGGGCATTGTTGGCCACATCTTCTGCCGCTGTCTGGGCCTGCTCTGCCGCCGCCCCGGTTTCCTCCGACAGTTCCCTCATCCGCTGTTCCAGCTGCGTAAACTCCGACGGCACCTCCGGCCACTGTCCATCGCCGGACAGGCTCTCCGGTATGTATACCCGGGTTACATTGGTGTGCCGCACCAGTTCCCCCTGGGTGCCCCGCAGCTGCATCTCGTAGAACCCGGACAGAGCCAGCATCTCAGATGTGAGTATTACAGACAGGCTGTTTTCCCCCTGGTTCAGGCGGATAATATCCAGATTTTTTCCGGCCTGCACCAGCAGATCCCAGGTCCAGCCCTCGGGGATCTCCCCCTCCACCCGCAGCTCGCGGGTCAGATTATCGTGCTGCCGGGCTATCTCCCCTTCGCCTACAATTTTCCAATCACTAAATTGAATCATCTACATCCCCCCATATATGGGTTGAAACAGGCATTTGTTGTACACTTTCGTACCACAACGCAGCATATATTTATCGACAAATTTTACGCCGATACGACATTCAGCAGCGAGGTCACTTGGTCTTCCGTCAGCTTACCGGCGGCCGCCAGGGCCTGGATGCGCTCCTTGTCCCACAGCTTGGGATAATACTTTTGGGCCAGTTCATACACGTTCACAGCTCCACCCCCGTCATAATGGCCAGATAATCCACATCCGCCCGCAGTCGTTCCGCCTCCGTGGGCTCCGGCTCCGGGGCGGGCTCCGGCTCGGGGATCTGACCGGGGGTCAGGTCCACCAGTACGCCGTCCTCGATCTTCAGGTCACAATAGCCGCAGCAGTCCCAGGCGGCCTTCTCCAGCTGGGGCGGTACCACGATCCACCCCTCCAGCCAGCACTCGGTCCGGTGGCTCTGGCTCTGCAGGCCGTGGCCGCCGTCCTCTCTGGCCGCGATCTCAATGATGGTCAACATCCAAATCCCTCCTGATCCATGCAAATAAGTGATACAACAGCCTGCGGATCCAGCCCGCCCGCTCCCGGCGGCCTCCTCCCTGCCCCTCCAGCCAGGCCAGCAGCTTTCCGCTGCTCCAGCCCTCCGTCCGGATCTCAGGCGCTTCTGCTCCCGCACCCACCGTCCGCACCTGACCGCCACGCACAAAGCGCAGCAGCCGCCTGCCCAGCGGGACCGGCAGGAGCGTCCGGGCCGGGGCGTTCCGCCGCCGGTACGGCCCCCGCTCCCGGGCGGGCTCCTCCGGCGGCAGGTCGTTGAAGTGGGCCATGAGCCGCTCCTCCAGGCTGTCCAGCCCCCGCACCTCGATCTCCGTTCCCAGGGCCAGCCCCTCCAGCCGCTTCAGCCCGCACCGGATGGACCGCAGCACCGAGGCGTGGTCCACGCCCAGCAATGCCCCGATCTCCCGGAGGCTCAGCCACTCCCCATAGTAGAGGTAGAGATAGGTCTGCTGCCGGAGGGTGAGCCGGTCCAGCACCGCCTTCAGCACCGACCGCTCCCCCAGATCCACCACCAGCGGCCCCTCCGTCTGTCCCTCCAGCAGCTGGTAGAGCGCCCGGGCGTCCGCCTCCAGGCGGCGCTGGCCCCGCTTGAGGGTACGGCACACGGTGGAGCGGTTTCGTCCCGCCTCCCGGGCCACCTGGGCCTGCCGTCTGCCCCCGTCGGTACCGGCCAGATAGGCCTGCTGGGCGGGGCTGAGCCCCTGCCGGGCGGCCCGCACCGCCAGGCGCATCCTGTCCCGGTCCGTCAGGGTCTCCGGCTCCTCCCGGTCCTCCAGCTCCGCCCATGTCTGGTACTGGAGCTGATCCCACCGCCAGCTCTCTGTTCCGGCCCAGGTAGTCCCCCGGCTGATCCTGTGCCGGGGCAGCAGCTCCCGCAGCTGCCGGGCGCAGTCCACCAGGTCCTCCCCGATCTCTGCCAGCTCCAGGCGGATGGTCTCCGCCTCCCGGCCCCCGGCCCCCTCCAGCCGGGCCTGGAGGGCGGTTTTTTGCTCCCGCAGCACCCGGATCCGGTCTTTGATCTCCCTGGCCTGGCTCATTTTTTGCTCATGTCCATCCGGGGCGCCCGGAGATTGGAGGTGGTATACGTGCCGTCCCTGGGCCGGGTGTAATACCCCTGAGTGAGCTGCCGCAGATCCCGCATCTCCGCCAGCATCTGCCGCAGCAGCGCCAGCTCCCGGGCAGCGACGGAGTTTCCCTGTGCCGCCTGTTCCCGCCGGTCCTCAATGGCCAAACGGAGAACCACAGCTGCCTTACGGTAATCTTCAGCTAAGTTGATCAGCGGTTTCATATATCACACCGCCTCCTACACCAAAACGCAGATCTGACCACTATAGGCATCCTCGCATTTCAGGATAAGGTCCCCGGTGGATTCTTCGTAAGTTACATCCGTGCATCTGACCGCCCAGGTGTTTATACTAAGGGAGCTACCCACCTGGTGGAACACCTGAAAGCTGCGCAAACCATTTTTAATGCCATGTGTATTTGCCTTAATGCGCAGCGCGCCGCCGCTCCACTGACCAGAGGTAAATGATATAGTTTTCCACAGGTGATCCACCTTAAGGCCACAGGGAGCGGAGCACCTCCAGGTCCGCCCCGGTGCCGTTGAGGATCATATGGTGGTGGAGCCGCCCGCCTTCGGCGCTGAGCTGTTCGGTCACGTAGATGTAGCGAGTCTCCTGCCCCCTGGCTTTCCGGTGGGCCCGCAGCAGGCGAATCATTTTCTTCAGATATTTCCTGGCCTCTTCTCGATTTCTTGGCAGGTGATCGTCGTCATAAGTAAAAACCAGATGGAGGTCCCGGTGTGTGAAGTTGGTGGCCAGCTCCACCTCCAGCTTCTGCCACGATCGCTTTAGGTTCATCCGTTCCTGGGCGGCGGAGGAGATCTCCCGCAGGGCCTGCCGCTCCCGGTCCGAGCTGCGTGGTGTTGGGATGGTGTAGCAGCCCACGATCACCAGCCGCCCGGCGGTAATGGTCTTAATCCGTTTGGCCATGCTGCGCCTCCATCTCCACCAGCGCCCTAGCCCCGTCGTAGAGCTGGCTCATGCCGTGGATCGTCAGCACATCGATCCCGGTATGGAGCTCAATGGAGTTGATCCTGGCCCGTGCGGTGCCGTCCTTGATCCCCAGTGCTTTCGCGGCTCCGGAGATACAGAGGTCGGCATCATGGAGCGCTACGATCAGCCGGACCTGGTCCATGGTCAGGATTCTGTCATTCCGCGCACTGGAGCGTCCCATCACTTACACCTCCCAAAGCGGTTGAGATAGTGGGCCTGCCACAGGGATTCCGGCTGACGGAGGGAGATCATCTTCTCCCGCACCAGTTTGTCCATCACCCGGCCTATGCTGGGCTTGCCGTCCATCTGGGCCAGCTTCTCCAGGTTGGCAGCAGTCTGGGCCGTGACCACCATAGAGATCCGCCGTAAATTTTTTCGATTCATACTAATCCTTCTTTCCAGTTTTTCTATTTCCCCTCTTGACAAATGCGCATTTAATGCGTATAATGTACTTGTAAGGAGGAGAGACAATGAAGCGCAGGGACTTAATAAAGCTCCTAAAAGCAAATGGATGGTGGCTCCTCCGCTCAGGCAATAACCACGATATCTACACCAACGGCAAAGCATCCGAACCTATCCCCCGACACAACGAAATCAAAGAACAGTTAGCAGTAGCCATCATCCGGCGGCAGGGGCTGAAATAAGCCCCTCGCCGCCACCAAAAAGGAGGTTTATATAGATGAAGCAAGTTTATCCCGTGATCCTGCATCCAGAGGCAGATGGTGGATTTTCTGTGTCTGTACCAGACCTGAATATCGGCACTCAGGGAGAAACCGTAGCAGAATGTATTGACATGGCTCGGGATGCCATCGGGCTGTGGGGCATCTGTGAGCAAGATGCAGGACGGGCCATCCCGGAGCCTTCCGTGTTGTCCCCGGCCCATGAGGAGGGTGAGCTGGTCACCTTGGTAGACATTGACTTTGACGCCTACCGTCGGGCTCACGATATGCGGACGATCCGTAAAAACGTCACCATTCCCAGTTATCTGAACGATCTGGCCGAACGTGCCGGTGTCAACTTCTCCCAAGTCCTCCAGGATGGGCTGAAGCAGCGCCTTGGCGTACAGTAACCAAAGATTAGGCCCAGGCCGCCCTTGCACAGGGCGGCCTTATTTTTTGTATCTCCCAATGGCTCCGGCTCTCTGCCGGGCGCCCCGCTTCTCCTACCACTACCCCGCGTTGGGACGCAGGCCTTCGGATCAGCAGGGCCCCGACCAAAGAGAAAGAGAGAGGTCCGGGTGGTGGCGCACCCACCCGGCAGAGAGCCGGAGCGGCTATGCAGTCAGGTATCTTTTGCGTCCTGTTTTGCCACATCGATCAGGTCAGCCAGAACCGACAGCACAAACAAAGCTTCCGGGTCCTCTGTTTTGATCGGCTTCCCGCAGATCGGGCAGGGATCTCCAGGCTTGAGGTGCTTTACATCCTTCACGCCACAATCACCTCCCTCCCTACGTCAATGACTGGCTTTCCACTCCCATCTCTTGGTGCCCCCGCCCGCACCCAGCGGATCCACAATTCCTCAAAGGCCTGGACCTCCGGTGTTCTGGGGCAGTTTCGCAGCCCCCGGTTCTGCCGGACCTCCAGCTTTTTTTCATCCAGCTCCAGCGTGTAGTAGGATTCCTTGGGCGCCCTCTTTCTCCGGATGAAGAAGATGGCCGTCTTTCCGCTGGCGTGATTCTTGCCATAGCTGCTGACACAGTGGTGGAGGGCGTTCCCCTCGTCGGTGAGTTCCTTCTGACTGGCCGCCGGCCGGATGAAAAATCCGTCTGCGGCAAAGACATACTTACGCAGCTGCATTCGCCGCACCCGGAAGCTGGGCGCCAGGCCCTTCTCCTTCAGGAAGGACACTTGGACGGCGGCCTCGTCGTGGGCGGCAAACAGGTCGTGGGGAAACCGCACCCGATCATTGCTCAGGTCCCAGCCCAGCCGCTGGGCCATATCCCAGTAGTCGGTAAGAATCTGCACATCCGGGCACTCCGCGTCCGCGGGTGGGTCCTCGTCCTCCGGCTCCGGCACATAGGCGTCCTCCCATTGGCCGCACTGCTGGAGCAGATACCGGATGCTTTTTGCCACCGGCCCCCGTCCCACCAGCTGGCCCACATGGTCGTCGCCCAGATAGAAGGCGTTGACGATGTCCTCCCCGGTGAGGAGCTCCCCCGCGGCCTTGCTGTACCGGAACAGATCCCAGAACAGCTGTCCCCAGTCCTGATCCCGGGCCAGGCGCAGCTCCTCCCGGTTCAGGTGCAGCATCTGGGCGGGCCGGGTCTGGCTCCAGTCCAGCTCGTGCAGATCCGGAAGGCCCTTCTTGTTTTTCTCCCATTGGTCCTCCCGCCGGCACTGGGAATAGAGCAGATCATCCAGCACCCTGGGCAGGCCATGGACCAGCACCGATTCCACACTGGGGTGAGCCTGGTACAGCCGCAGCCAGGCCACCGGGAAGTGATACGCCCCGGGCCGGTGCTCCATGTACACGTCCAGCTTGCAGTGGGGCAGACAGCTCTCCGCCAGCAGTTCCTCCGACAGGCCGAAGATCTCATCCGCCTCCCCCCAGCGTTCCCTCCACTCCTGTGGCTGTCTCCACTCCCGCGTGTACTGGATGAAGTACCCGGCGTTCCCGCTGTAGGCGTTGACCCATCCCATCAGCTGGGCGCAGTCCGTGGGAGAGAACACATAGGCCTCCGCAGCAACGGCCTCCAGCCACTCCCCGCCGCCATAGGATACCCGGCGCTGGATCACCCAGCCGGTAAGGGCCAGCAAGCGGTCCTCCCCTACCACAGCGGCGCTCATGGCGCGGCTCTCCGAAGGGACGAAGTACCCCTTCTGTCGCAGGGCCGCCCGGCGGCGAATCTGCACGGGGCAGCCGCAGCTGGGGCACAGGATGGCGTCTCCGTCCTCATAGACCTGCCCGCCCTCCATCTCGGTAAAGCTCTCCGGGAGAATAAATCCATAGCCTCTCAGCCCTCTCCCGTAGTGGTACAGATCCTGATAGCCGCAGCAGGAGCACTGCACTCGAACCATCTTCCGCTTCCTGGGGCTGGCCCACTCGTCCATCAGCACATCCAGCCCCCAGTCCTCCACCCACTCCTGCTCGTAGAGGAATCCGTGGGTATCCAGCTCGTCCTGACAGATCGCCGACACCCAGGTAAGGAACCCCTCCGGTGCCTGGCGCGGCACCAGATTCCGCATATCTTCCATGGCGCTCACCCCAGAAAATCGGCCAGATCCAGGCCGATAACGCCGGCTTCTACGGCTCCTCGCTCCGGTAGGCCGTAGAACTCCCGGAGGATACGGTCTGCCTCACCTGGCATCACGCAGGCAAAATTGCCGGTTTTGTGCCCATCGGCGTAGGCCTTGATTTTCTTCTCGGCCTCCGTGATGGACATGGCCTCCACCTCCAGGTCCTGGGCAAGGATCTCCGCGCACCGGGGCTCCGCCCGCACCAGATCTATCAGCTGCTCCGCCACCATCCACTGAGGAGAGCGCTCCTTGACCTTGCTCTGCTGCTCCCGCAGCTTCCTAATTGCCTCCTGAATCACTCCGCACACCTCCCGATGGCCTCCGCCAGGGCCTTCAGGGCCTTTTCCATGCCCTGGGCGGCGGTCTGATCCTCCCGGCCCCGGGCTTTCATCAGCAGGCCGTGGAGCTTGTTGGCCAACTCCTGGCCCTGGGTGAACAGCACCTCAAACATGGCCAGGTCCTTGTCGCCGGCAATGGCGGCCCTCTTGTCCGAATTGTCCCGCTCCTCCAGGGACCGCTTCAGGATCTCCACAGAGGCCTCAGCCTGCTTCTGTTTGTCCCTGGCCTTGGCCGCCGCCTCCTTTGCCTTATCCAGTTTCTCCTGCATCTCGGCGATGGCGTCGGCCCGGGCCTTGTCAATGGCGGCCTGGTCCACCACGGTCTCCACCGCAACGTCCACCGGCTTGGCCTTCAGGTCAGCAAGTTCAGCCTCCAGGCGAGCCACATCCTGCATGGCCTGCTCCCGATCCTCTTTGGCTCCAGCCAAACGGACATTGAGAAACTTCATGTCCTCCGCCATCTTATCCCGGGCCTGCTCAGCCGTGCGCTGGTCTGCCGCCGCCCGTTCAGCGGCCGCTCTGGCCTCGTCCCGCTCCTTGATGGCCTGCTCCAGCTGGCGGGCGCTCATGTCGATGACCTTGTGGTCCTCCATAAACTGCTCCCGCTCTTCCGGCGGCAATGCCAGGAGCGCCAAGGCTTTGGAGGCTCCCAAATCCGACAACGTTGTCGGATTTGACCACTCCCGGGCCAGTCTCATGAATCGCTGGGCGGATCGTTCTGAGAACTCTACTTGCTCCTCCAGCCAGGACCGCCACTCCCCGTGGGACAGCATATCTTTTGCCTCGATGAGGCACCGGCCAATGGCGAGGATAGCCTCTCCCCCAGCCCGCTTGGCATCCAGGATCTCCCCGGTAATGACCTCGATGGTCCTGTCCTCCGCCGTCGGGGCCATAGTCTGGGCGATGAGCCGCCCCAGATCAGGCTTGCCCATACTGGATCCCCTCCTTTGCCGCCAGTTCCGCCACCCAGGCCCGGTAATCCCGGGCCGCCGAACAGAAAGGGCTCCAGGCCTGGACCGCCATCCGGGCCCAGCTGGACTCAGGCACCTTGTCGGTGCGGCGGATCACGGTGTCGTAGACCGGCACCAGACCCTCCTCCCGGAGGTAGGCCACCGAGTCCTCCACTACCGGGGAGCGGTGCCACTGGTTCACCAGAACACCGGACACCCGCAGCGCCGGGTGAAGGGAGCGCAGGCTGGCAATCTGGTCCACCAAGTCCCCCACGCCGGTGGCCGAACAGGCGTCGGACAGAACAGGAATGATGATGGAGTCGCTGGCCAGAATGGCAGACACACAGGCGGCGGACAGGTTGGGCGGGCAGTCGATGACCATCACGTCATAGGCCCCGTCCTCCTCCAAAGCCTCCCGCATATCCCGCAGCGCCCTATAGCTCCGGCCCCGATCACCACCGGCGGCCTCCAGATCCAGGGCCCAAAGATCCTCTGCCGCCGGCAGCACATCCAGGCCGGGCACGTCGGTCTGCTCCACCAGTTCGTCATAGCAGATACTCAGCCCCCGCAGCAGGGCGCCCAAGCCAGCATACTCCCCGGGCGGCAGCAGGATCTGAGTAGCGTTTGCCTGCCCATCGGCATCCACCAACAGCACCCGCAGCCGGCAGCTGGTTGCCAGCACATAGGCCAGATTGACGGCGGTGGTGGTCTTGCCCACCCCGCCCTTTCGATTGACAATGGCGAAGGTTTTCATGCACGAAACACTCCTATCTTTCGTTGATTGGGAAACACTCCCGGATAATTTCACTTCCTACGGAAGCCTCGGCCATATAGTACCGCCGGGCCGGATGGATATAGACAATCCGGCCGGTTACCGACCGCAGCTTTCGCATTTTGTTGGCCCGCTCGCCATTAAGCTCGTGCTCAAAGGCCGACGGGGTCCAGGTGATCTTTTCGCCTATCCTCATGCTGATCCTCCTCCAGAGCCTGGACCGCCAGAGTCAGCGCCTGGGCCACCTGCAGGTGATCCGCTGGGAAGCTGCTGGCCCGTGCCAGGGCCTCCCGGCGCAGGATCTCCAGCCGCAGCAGCTGGGCCGCTCTGGGCTTGTCCATGCTGGTCTCCTTTCTCACGGAACGGGTCATCCTCTGTCTCCGGCAACTCCATGAACTGCTGGGGCATACTCAAAGCCCACCCATACGCCTTGTTTGGGTTTCCCGTACCGGACTTATAGAAGCGCTTACTGCTGGCCTCAAAATTCAATCCGATGCTGCGGCCCCGCTCACCAAAAAAGCGATTCTTCAGGATGGTCAGCACACAATCCTGCTGCCTGTCCGGCCTGGATTCCTTCTCCAGCGCATACACGTTGTCGGCCAGATTGGTCACATCTCCGATGCCGGACACATCGTCCGAGTCGTCGATCCTGTCCGTCTTGCGGGGATGCGCCACCAGATGGACGTGGACGCCATTGTCATGGGCAAAGGCGGCCAGTTCCGCCACAAACTCCGACTGCGCCCGGTAGAAGTCCCGGTCATTGCCCCGGAAGCGGGCGGTCATCAGGTTATCAACCAGATAGACCTTGGCACCGTAGCGCCGGTGGGCGTACCGGAACACCCGCAGGATGTTGGCCGCATCATGGTAGGTGCTGGTTCCGATATCGTACAGAAGGAAGCGCCCCCGCCACCAGTCGTCGATCAGCCCCTGGACAAAGGGCGTTGGGGATGCGATCTCCCGCCCGCTCATCCGGTCCGTGGTCTTGGATATGTACTGGGGCCCCGCCGCCTGGAGGGAAGCCCAATACTTGAACTTCCAGGCCGGCAGCTCTCCAGAGTAGGCGCATACCGGCTGACCCTGGTCGATGGCCTCCAGCAGAAATTGGTCCAGCAGCGTGCTCTTTCCCTCGCCGCGCTTGCCGGTCCACACGGACAGCTCACCCATGATGGCCCCACCTGTGGCCCTGTCCAGGTTTGGGATACCGTAGAGCACCTTGTCCAGCCGTGTCACGTCCGGCTGCCTGACGTCGGCCAGGTCCAGAAGACCGTAGGCGGGGACCTCCACCGTGTCCAGCAGCATCTGGTCCACGGCCTTCAGACCGTAGGTGTCCCGCAGCGCCCGCACCGACAAACACCGCCGAAAGCCCTTGTCCTCCACTGCCAGCAGGATCACGTTGGGCAGACGGTGGCGCAGTTCCCGCACCATGTTCTCCCGCTTCTGGGGATCGGCGCACACCACCAGCACGTAGCAGAATTGCAGGAAGAATCCCTCGTACCGGCCGATCTGTTCCCAGCCGCCCAGGGTGCGCAGGCACCCGGCGTTGATCTGGACAGCAAGCACGTCCTCGGCGTCGGCACAGAACCAGAACCCGGTGGGAAGGCTGGGATCGAGAAAGGCGGGGTCGTAGAGCAGCACCTCCTCCACACCATTCTCCTCACTCCACATGGCGCTCCACCTCCCTCCTGGCTGCTGGGGCTTGTCCGCCTCTCAAGGGGAACACACCTTTCCAGCTGTTGGTCACGGACTCCCGGACGATCTGGAGCTTCAGCTCCCGGGAACCGTCCGCCAGCTTGTCCAGCTTGTTGAGCAGGGTGGAGATAGCTCTGGGGGAGTCCACCGCCTTCTTGGCGGAGCGCACCTCCATCAGGTCATCCAGGGCCTGGGCCAGTTCCTGATCCTCTCCGGCATACGCGTCGAGCATCGTCCGGACAGCCTTCTTGTCCCCTTTCAGGGCCCTCCGTTCCCCCTTGGGGGGTAAGGGGGGTATATATAACTGGTCAGTAACTGTTTCCTTATTACATTTCACCGTCTGGTGAAATGGTTGTCCCGATTCGGTGAAATGCATTTCACCATCTGGTGAAATGGGCGGCGTGGCGTCACCACCGTCAGGTGTACCCATATCCCCATCCGGTGAAATGGGCGGCACAAGGAGTCCATATACCTCCAGTACGCTGTCTGCCAGGGCGTACCATACCGTGCGATCCGTCTTATCCTGGCTGAAGTTCCCGGTGAGCAGCGCCCCGTCCTCCTTCAGCTTGGCCACGATCCGTTCCACCTGCCGCCGGGTCCAGAAGGGGAACAACTTGGTCAGGGCGTCCAGGGTGTTGTAGGTCCAGGTACGACCCTCATGGAAGTGCCGCCCATTGGCCTGGTTCTTGGCTACCCAGAATGCCATGGCATGGAGGAAGATGGCCCCGTTGACGCCGTGGCGCTGGGCCAGGTCGGCGTTAAAGTGATATTCCGTCATGGCTCACCGTCCTCCCACAGCCGGATCCACCGCAGGATATACCGCTTGCACAGCCCCGCCATGGCCACCGTGTCCCCGCAGCCGCGCAAGTATGTGTGTCCTTGGTAGACCTCCAGTCGGCCCACATAGTACCGCTCGCTGCGGGCCTGTGTCTTGGGGATCATGTGCAGGACAATGAGCTCACCGTCATGGGGGCCCAGCTGGCCCCGTCGCCGCAGATCCAGCGGCGCCCATCGCTCAGCACTCCACATACCCAGCACCCCCTTGTAAGATCCGGCCATTTGTGGTATAATAATTATGGTTTTCATGCACGAAACCATCGTTTGGCCTCTCTGTCTGCGCCCACAGACAGGGGGGCCTTTCTTTTTGCCTAATCATGAGACGCACCCCGCTCTCTCTGTTCCCGGATGGCGCGTCCATCCCGGATAAATCCCAGGATCATCCGCAGCACATCATCCGGCAGAGTATGGGTCTCAAGGTATGTACTCAGATCCTCACAGATAGAGCCATCCGCCATGATATTGGTTACCTTGACCTTGCTCATATCGACCATTGCGCGCCACCTCCTTCTCCTGTTTATGCACCGCCGGGGATGTCCTATCCCACCCAGTTGGGCAGGCCCACCGCGACGATGATGCAGCCCAGCCATACGGCGCTGCCTAAAAACGGATGCCATTTGTGTTTCATCATATGATCTCCTTTCTGTTCTTCCGCTTTGCGAATCGGACCGCCATAGCGGCCGCCGCCAGCTGGTCCAATTCTTCTGAGATATCATCAAAAACAGGGCTCTCTTGCTCGTCGATCATGTCATCTTTTCCGATGTGGAGCAAACTTCGATCCCGATGGTTATCGACAAAACTATAGATACAGTCCAAAAGATTTGCGATTGCGGTTGATAGACTGAGTTCCTGCACATCGGGCACAATGGATCGCGCCATCTCCGCGCTGGCCCTGATGTGCTGAATGCCCAGCAATTGGCTGTCATCGCATCGACCATCAGATCCACTACATCCAGCGGCGGGATACGCTGGCCAGTCTCATAAGCCCGTATGCTGCTGTCTGAGATACCCAACTTTTCCGCAGCCGCTTCTTGGGTCAAACCTCTCGCCTCACGGGCAATTTTATAAATATTCCGCTTGTCATGCGGCATGGTTATCTCCTCCTCATTGGGGTAAAATGGTTATAAGATCAGCTGGCGTCCCGCTCCTCCGGACTGTCCCGGCCATAGAGGGCGTCGATGGAGCAGTTCAGCAGATCAGCCAGAGCGGGCAGCTTGTCCGCGCTGGGGTTGGCCTGCCCGTTTGCCCACTTGGAAACTGCATTGCTGGATACATTCAATGCCGCCGCCACCTGAATTCCCTGGAGCCCCCTCGACTCCATGAGTTCTTTGATTTTCAACTTCCTCCCCCCTTCACTTTGGCCTTGTTCCAAACTGTTCGATATGGTATGATTTAGCTATAGGTTTATTGAGGTGATATATATGCCAAACTATAGCTTTACGGAATCTGAAGCACTCCGGACCCCAAAACCTTACACGTCAAGTTTCGATATAAAATCCCTTCTGCGAGACCACAATATGGCCGACTACGCCCATGAGGTGATTTTACGCCGGATAAAAGAGTTTCAGGACGAACTGGATGATAACCATGAGGTTGCACTTCAGCTGGCATCCTTTGGTCAAAGCATCACACTGTCTGTCACTTCCATTGGCTACTCCAATCCCAGTACATTGGTCTTTTATGGATATGTAAATGGTCACCCGGCTACACTGATCCAGCACATGACACAGCTTAATTTTTTGCTCTTGTCCGTGCCGAAGCAGGATCCTGGTAAACCGCCGCGCCGTATCGGTTTTGAGCTGCCCACTGAAGATTGAGTTGGTCTATCGCAATCGCTACTGATACCAATTTTTGTACAAGATTTGCCATTTCCTCAGTTGGTGTTACCGAATGATTCAGCACTGCCATGGCGTGGCTCAAGCATTGATTTCCGATCTTTAACCAAAGATCATCTTGCAACATTTTCTTAGCCCCCTTCCTGCTTGCCGGTAAACCTGTGGTTTGCTACGGGTTAATCATAATTCCTTAATCAAGGATTGTCAATGTATTTATCCTTGTTTAAGTATTTTCCGCATAGTGCATAATTCTTAATTAAGGAGTGATGCCGCTTGGATGCTCAACTTTTTGTGCAAAACATCAAATACTACTGCAATCTACGGGATGTAAAACCTACGGTTGCGTGTCGAGAAAGCGGCGTGGGCAGTAGTTTTATCAACAACGTGGAACGCGGTCAAACCCCTTCCGTCGCAAAAGTCCAAATGCTGGCTGACTACCTTGGGGTGACAACCAGCGAACTGCTGGGCGAGGCCCCGGGCAGTTCGTCCTCCGGCATCCGCGTCCCCGTCCTCGGCACCATCCCCGCCGGCATCCCCCTGGATGCCATAGAGGATATCCTGGACTGGGAGGAGATCCCGGCAGCCTGGGCCACCGGCGGCCGCCAGTATTTTGGCCTGCGGGTCAGGGGAGACAGTATGTATCCCCGCTATCTGGACGGGGATACCGTGATCCTAAAAAAAGAAACGACCTGCGAGAGCGGTGACGACTGCGCCGTTTTGGTCAACGGCTCAGAAGCCACTCTCAAGCAGGTCATGATAAAAGGGGACGGCAGCCTGGAGCTGCGCCCCACCAATCCAGCTTATCCTCCGCGCACCTACTCCCCCGCTGAGATCGAGTCCATCCCGGTCCAGATCATCGGCGTAGTGGTAGAGCTGCGGCGGAAGATAAAATAAAGGAGTGTTTTATTTGTTTTGCTCTTACTGTGGTGAAAAGTTACCAGATACCGCTCTATTTTGTCATAAATGTGGTGCCAAAATTGGAAGTGCCCCTACTGTAGCAAATAAAGTAAAACTCATACTAGACAGAGCCAGCCAAGTCTATCTGGTAAACCCGCCAATTAAAGCCGTTGTAAATGGAACTATTTATGTATCTATTGAAAATGGACACACAGAAACTGTTGAATTAGATCCTGGTCCCTGTGTGGTTGAACTATCCGGAAGTTTTCGCAAAGCAAAACTTGAATTTGATCTTCAAAAAGATACTGTGGTGGAGATTGGTTTTAATCGCATAACAGGAAAACTGACTGCCTCAATAAAGTAAAGTATTATCACTGCCAATCATAAGACAAGCGCAGATGAATATGCCCTATTAAGATACATATAGCGAGAACGGAGGAAGCAGAATGGACTTTATTGATCAACTGAAGCAATTCTCCAAGCGCGTGGAGAGTATGAAGGATTCCATTAACACGGAGGAAGCCACAAAGACCGCTATCATCATGCCATTTTTCTCTATGCTTGGCTATGACGTTTTTAATCCACAGGAGTTTGTCCCTGAATACACTGCAGACGTAGGTATCAAGAAGGGCGAGAAGGTAGATTATGCCATTATTAAAGATGGAGATCCTGTAATCCTTGTAGAGTGTAAATCCATCTCTGAAAACTTAGATCGGCACGACTCCCAGCTGTTTCGATACTTTGGAACTACCACCGCAAAATTTGCAGTCCTTACAAACGGTGTGATTTATCGTTTCTATACAGATCTGGACAACCCCAACAAGATGGACGATGATCCCTTCTTAACAGTCAATATTCTGGACATCCGTGAGAATCAGGTTCCGGAGCTGAAAAAATTCTGCAAATCGGTATTTGATGTAGATGCCATTTTCAGTACAGCTTCAGAACTGAAATATGTACATGAGTTTAAGTCTGTCTTTACCGCTCAGCTCAACAATCCGTCCGACGATCTGATCCGCTTCTTCCTGCAGGACTGCTATTCTGCTCCCAAGACACAGAGCGTGCTGGAAAAGTTCCGTCCAATTCTGAAAAAGGCGCTGAACGATCTGATCAGCGAAATGATGAACGACAAAATCAAAACGGCCCTGGGCGGCAGCGGCGGCAACGTCTCCATCAATGACACCAAGCCAGTCGATGACACGCCCGTTCCTACAGCTGAGGAACCAACCCCGGAGAAAAAGGAGCCTAACATCGTGACCACCGAGGAGGAGCTGGAGGCATTTTTTATCGTCAAGAATCTGCTCTCCGACCTGGTCAGCATCCACGACATCACATATAAGGATACCGAATCGTACATTAACATTCTCTATAAGGCCAACACCAGAAAGTGGATCTGCCGGCTGCGGCTGACGGATAGTCAGAAGACGCTGATCATTCCCGATGAAAACAAGAAGGAGACCAAGTATCCCCTGACTGATATCTATGATCTGAAGGGGTTCCATGACCAGTTGGCGGAAGTACTCCAGCGTTATCTTTAAATAAAAAGAGCCGGGGCTCACGCCCCGGCCTCTTAAAACGCCAAGAATCGAACATTTGTATTGTTCCGGTTCCTTAGTTGCAAAAAAGCCCCAACTTATCAGCTGAGGATTTTAATGTAAGTACTTCAACAGCTGGATCAGGTGTGTACCGCTCATTTCAGTACGCTCATCCTTATCCAGCTTTCGCTTTCCAAATTCCACATACCCATTGTCACTATAGAATGACCTCAGACGATCAACGTCTTCACACTCCAGGTATACCACCTTGCCTCCGATGATTCGCTGAGCAAGCCGAATCTGATCTTCAGCCATTTTCAACAGCTCGTCACCAGTAATCAGTTTATTATAGTCGTTGGTGTAATTCTTACCGAGTTGAGCAACCAGCGGAGCCATAATTACCAAATCATTTTTAGCCGCACTTGGCATTGCAAATTTTCTTAAGCGTCTACCAAGTGTGCCGGAAACAGAGTGCTTATTCACTACAATATACTTGTTGGCAATCGTAAAATATCCGCAAATGACATTTTCCTTCCGGTAAGACGCATATACCAAAAAGGTCTGAGAAATCCCCTGCTTCGCGAAATCGATTGCAGATCTCTTTGTCAGAAATCGCTCAACATCCCCGTTCTTTGGACACGAAAAGGAGGAGAGGATCTCCCGACAGAAATCCTCTCCCTTTTCTTCTATGATGTCGCTGAGGGACAGTATCGAATAACCTGCCATCATTTATCTCCAAAAAAATCTTTGATTTTATCCTTCTGGATAGTCTGGCACGTTCTGGATATTCGGACCTCTTTGCTCTTTTTTCCCTTTGCGTGCTCAAGTGCTGTAGCAAAACCGCGGCATAGCGACTTGTCCCGGAAGCGGACATCTTTCAGGATGCTCTTTGTAGCCATAACCGCACCTCCTTTACTATGCTACGCTTATATTATAGCAGCAGAATAGCCAAAAAAACACTGGGAAATTCTACGAAGTTCTTGTTAGCTTATTGTTGACTTTTTTAATCACACTATTTCAATGATGGCATTTGACGCTGTCCCTCACTTATGGTGTAACATTACTAAAAGTTGCACATTGAGATACACCCAAGTTCAAAATCTTTTAAAGACGCCAAATATAGACCATTGATATTAAGATAAGGAGGACGCCTCATGTCCAAGGACAAAATGATGGTATTCGGCTACGCCAGAGTCTCCACCGAGAACCAGCTGGAGAACTACTCCATCGAGGAGCAGACCGCCCGGCTGGAGTCCTATTGTGCCGCCAAGGGCTGGGTGCTGCTGCACACCTATATAGACGGGGGATACTCCGGAGGGAACACGGACCGGCCTGCCCTCCAGACCATGCTGGCGCAGATCCGGGAGACCCATGTGGACGCTGTGGTGGTCTACAAGCTGGACCGGCTCAGCCGCTCCCAGAAGGATACACTCACCCTCATCGAGGACGAACTGCTGGCCCACGGCACTGATTTTGTCTCCATCAATGAAAACTTCGACACCTCCACACCCTTCGGCCGGGCCATGATCGGAATACTGTCCGTCTTTGCCCAGCTGGAGAAGGATCAGATCACCGAGCGCTTTACCATGGGCCGGATCGGCCGGGGCAAGGCCGGGTACTTCCATGGCGGCGGCAACGCACCCACCGGCTATACCTATGCCGACGGCGTCCTTACCGTCAATGAGTACGAGGCCATGCAGGTCCGTGAGGCTTTTGATCTGTTCCTGGCCGGGAAGTCCATCAACGCGATCTGGCATATTTTATCCACAAAATACACCACAAAGTGGACGGCGGCAAAGGTCCGCAACGTGCTGAAGAACAGCCTCTATATTGGGAAAGTCCATTTCATGGGGCAAGAGTATGATGGAATACATCAGCCCATTGTGGAGGAGCGTGTCTTTACCGCCGCCAATCAACTACTCAACAGCCTGTCCCGTGAGGCGGCAAAAACAACATCCCAGCGCAACCCTTTCCGGGCAGGCTACCTGCTCTCAGGCCTGCTGTACTGTGGCCGCTGCGGAGCCCGGTACTCAGCCAACCATGGATACTACAAATGCTATTCCAGAGCCAAAAGCAGCCCCAAATTTGTCCGTGACCCGGACTGCAAAAATGACAACTGGGAGATCGGCACATTGGATCACCTCGTATGTCAACAGGTGGATGCGATGGTATCCAGCTCCGCTGCCGTAGATCACGCGATCATGGCTGCCGACGCTGCCAAGACGGTGCACATTGACAAGGAAAAGCTGCGTCGCACTTGCGCGGAGCTGGAACGGCAGATCGAGCGTCTGATCGAGCTGTATCAGGTTGGCTCCATTCCCATGGCATCTATCACCCAGAGGGTCAACGTTCTGACGGCACAAAAGGCTGCGCTGGAATCGCAGCTTAACGCTCCGGATGAGGTGCCCGCCAAAGATCTGTTTCTTGCTGCCGTAGAGGACTACCGGCAGGGCTTTGCCGATGGGGACACAGACCGCAAACGTGCGCTTCTGGCCGGTCTTCTGGAGCGAGTAACCATTGACGGCCAGTCAATTCAGCTCCATTGGAGGCTGTAA